CCATAATGCTACAACATCAACTGCGTTTTGGTGGCTGCGTTCTGTCCGTGCTGGCGGCACGTACTGTTTCTGCTATGTCAACTCTGCCGGTTCTCCGTACGGCTACAACTCTGGCGGTTCCTTTGGGGTCGCCCCGGCCTTCTGCGTTTAAGCTAATCAGTGAATCCCCCTATCTTGTCCAAGGCGCAAGCCGGGACAGATAAAGGGGGATGAACGGTTTACCCCTTACATTAGAAAATTTTCTCAATTTGCCCTTGACAATGAGAAACTAATCTGCTAACATAAAGGGCGGGTTGAGAATACAATCTCACATTTGCTTGGATGTGGGGCAAATAATCTAAATATGATAATAATGGGAGGATCATCAATGTCTGTCTACGCTTCTAAGCGAAATGAATCAAAAGCTGAATTCATTCGAGTAGCACAACAATTAGCTACATATACACTGGAACAAGTTAAGAAGTTCCCAAAATCTTACAGATTTTGTCTGACCAACGATATTACCCGGCTTGCGTTGGAAATTCATGAGGATGTATTACGGGCTAATTCCATCTATATTCATAACAATATGATGGAAACAGAATTTAATCTTCGAGAAGAATATTTCGCAAAAGCACGATCAGCAATTTTCGCATTGAGTGGTTTGCTTACCGTGACATTTTCGCTGGTGCTAAAAGGAAATAATTTTCTTGGCGATAAAAAGAAAACATCTGGAATCTTTAAAGAATGGGCGAGGCTTTTGAATTACGAAGCGGCTCTGGTAAAAGGAATCATTGAATCTGATAAGAAACGTTATAAAAAGTATCAGAGCAAGAAATCTTGGAGTAAACTCATTAATTTCAAATTCTTCTGTGAGTTCTTGGATTATCTTAAACAGGAACTTTGGGAATATATCAAGCGTGACGGTAATCCCAAGCCAAAGAAGAAAGATGAAACAAATGAGACTACTAATGAAAGTGAGGTAGTTTTACCAGAAGATATTTTCGATGTAGATGACTCTGAAAAATAAATTGCCGACAACGGTTACATCCTGATAAAACCCCCTGCGAATTGGTGGCTGCGTTCTGTCAATGCTGGCAACACGAACAATTTCTGCAATGTCAACACTGACGGTTCTCCGAACAACAACAACTCTGGCAATTCCAATGGGGTCGCCCCGGATTCTTGAAGCTGTTTGTGGTGCATCAAATTTAGTACACAAACTTGGATTAGACTTAGTAGCCCTTATAGGCTGAAAAATACTGGCCTTTACTGGCGAACACAATATCCGTTATTTCAGAAGGAGGATGTATGCCGTGGCTCTGCCTGATGGCATCCTAAAATACTTTTTCGATACTTGCATCTGGACGCTGCTTGCATGGTTTATTGACATTTTGCTGATTTGAGCGGTGTGTCGGAAGGAGGTAGCATCCCATTTCCTTCTTGCGAAAATCGGTTCTGCTGATGGACGTGGCACATGGCTCCCTTAAATTTCATAGGTGCATAGTTAAGTAGCTTAGTAAATCAGCATCGGAAGCTGTCAACGGGTACGGTTGTGATGCGTAGACGTATTCGCCAGTGGATGATAAGGCTATACGGAAAGGATTTGTTCTTTGGCAATATGACAAGTGAGGAAAGAAAACAGAAAAGATACGAAAGACGTAAAAGAGAACGAGAAGAAAAAGCAAGACCAGTCTGTGGTAAGGCACTTGAGGATGTGTTTGATTTTGATAAAATGTGGGACGCTGGCGAAAACTGCTGTGAAGGAGTGAACTGGAAAACCTCTACTATCAATTTCAAGTCAGTGCTTTTAACACAGACTGACTCTTTGCAAGAACGAGTTCTCAACGGTAAATATGAGTTTGGTGGGTTCAAACATTTTAAAACGATTGAACATGGTAAAGAACGTGATATTAATTCTTTAGTTATTCAAGATCGTAGTGTTCAAAAATGTTATTGTGATGAACTCATGACAGAAGCCTATTCCAGAAGTTTTATTTATGATAATAGTGCAAGTCTGCCTGACAAGGGTATGGATATGACTTTAAAAAGACTTGTTGAGTTCTTGCATCATCATTATCGTTTGTTTGGTCTGGAAGGTGGAATTTATCAATTTGATTTTCATGGATATTTTGCTTCAATACCACATGATAAAGCAAAAGAACGTTTAAAAAAGCATATCCTTGATCCTAAGTTACAAGAAATTGGTTGTCAGTTAATTGATGATTTTTTAGAATTGGGCGGCGTTGAACACGACCCGGACAATCCCCGTGGTGTTGGATTAGGCAGTCAAGTTTCTCAAAATATTGCTTTAGATTATGCCAGCCCGATTGATCATTATATCAAAGATAAACTTGGCGTTCATGGATATGCGAGATATATGGATGATGGATATGTAATAAGTGATTCTTTAGAATTTTTAAGAGGATTGCATGATACTTTAGTTGAACTTTCTAATGAAATGGAAATTGAACTAAATGAAAAGAAATGCAAAATAACTCCATTTAAAAATCACAGTTTTAAATTTCTTAAAATGCGTGTTCGCTTAGAACCTACAGGAAAAGTTGTTATCAAATTGAGCCGTAACAGCATTAAGGCAATTCGGCGCAAGTTAAAAATTTTTCGTGGATGGGTTGATGAAGGAAAAATGAGCGCAGAAGATGTGTTTACCTCTTATCAATCTTGGCGTTCACACGCTGCAAGGTGCGATAGTTATAAAACAGTACATGATATGGATTTATATTTTATAAGCCTCTTTGAACAGGAATTGGCTGAATGGGATAAGAAATTTAAATGTACTTTAGATGCAAAATGGGACTATGAGATTGGATGGTTCTATTTTACATCTCCTAAAGAGTATGAAGCCAAAATGGAAGAATTGGATCGTACACGAAATGAACGTTATATGAATGGTTTTATTCCTTTGGTTAATCGCTGGGACTATCGTATGAAAAATAGAAGCAAAAGTGCCGAAGCCTTTGATTTATTGAGGGAGATTCGTGAGACTTTTTATGATAAGGAGGATGAATAATGTATAAATTAATGTCTGGCGACAAACTGGTTGGGGTATTTCAGAAATTAGTTTTTATTCGGAAAGTTGCCGAAACTAATACGAACATTGAATGTCCTAAAGGCGAAGCAGATGCTATTGTGGCTGGGGG